TTAAATCACACTACTTTGAAACATTCTTTCCTTTTTTATATTTTTTAAGCAACCATACGGTCCTTAAAAAATTAATTAGAATGAAATTAAATTTATATACTAATCAAAATAAAAAAATTATGCATGCAAAACATACAGATTTTTCAGATTCTAATGGAAAACCTTATGACAAGTTTACAACTACAATATTTAATTTTACTACTTGTAATGGTGGCACTATTATTGATGACAAAGAATATATATCAAAAGCTAATCAAGCATTAATTTTTAATAATCAAGTAGAACATCAAGGTTTTACTCAAACAGATACTCCAATAAGAATAGTTTTAAATATAGTTACTTCTAATGATTGATGATTTTAAATTGTTTCCAACCCTGGTAAGAAGAGTTAACAATTTTTTATCTGTAGATGAATGTAATACAATTAAAAAAGAATTGTTAGATAGGGAAGGTCTTTTAAAAAACCACGAGTTATTGTCAGGTGAATCAAAATCAAGTCATTTAATTGATAACATATTAAATATAATATCTATTAATCTAAACAATAGAATTAAAGATATTACTTTGTCTTATAAAAAAGATGTTGGTTTTAAAATGGATAATATAATATCTCATTCATGGTTTAATATACAAAAGAAAGGAACAGCATTAAAAGAACATACTCATCCTAACTGTATTCTTTCAGGAGCTTTATACATTAATGTTGATCAAGATAGTAATGAGCTATATTTTCATAATCCTAATCAATTTATGAGTTATTGTGATATAGAAAAACCTAGCGAATGCTCGTATCAATGGTTTTATTTTAAACCAGAACTAGGGTCTTTAATTATATTTCCTAGTTGGTTGAAACACGGATCAAACGAAACAAAAAATAACACAGAAAATAGAACAGTAATAAGTTTTAATGTAAGATGACAGACACAATATTAACATACTTTCCACAGGCTTTTTATGTAGCTGAAAATTTGTTAAAGCCAGATTATTTAAAAGAGCTTCAAAACAGGGCTTATTCTATAAAAGATAATAATCCCAGTGGGGGCAATAATTGGGTATTAAGACCATATAATACTTTAGATACATATGACTTAAACAAAGACCCTATTTTTAGTACTCTTTTAAATAAGATAGAAGAAAAGACTTTTGCATTTAATAAAGAACATAACTCTGATTACCATTACAAAATTAAAGAATCTTGGTTAAATGTATATGATAAAAATGACGAACAAGAATATCATTGTCATGCGGGACATACTTACAGCGCTGTTTTTTTTCTTAAATCAAGTAAGGACTGTGCAAAAATTATTTTTGAAAACCCAACAGAGCCTGATATGATGCCTTTAAAAAATTTAAAAGAACTAAATGGTCTAAGTTTTAAACGATGTCATTTTAACCCTATAGAAAATAGCCTGTTAATTTTTCGATCTTATATGAGACATATGGTAGAAAAACAGCAAACAGATTATGAGAGAATTAGCGTGGCGGTCAACCTATAAATATGGTATATGAAGACTTATTATGTTACAGAAACTAGGATTTTTACCAGGATTTAATAAACAAGTTACCTCTACCGGAGCTGAATCACAGTGGACGGAAGGAGAAAATGTACGTTTTAGATATGGTACACCTGAAAAAATAGGTGGTTGGAATCAATTAGGTGACACAAAATTGACTGGTGCAGCCAGAGGATTGCACCATATGGTAAACAGAACAGGTATTAAATACTCTTTAATTGGAACTAACAGAATTTTATATGTATATACCGGAGGTGTATACTACGATATACATCCTTTAAAAAATCCATTAGGCACAGCTATTACAAATTGTTTTAGTACAACTAATGGACAACCAGATGTTACTATTACTTTTCCTTCAGCTCATGGTTTTTTAGAAGGAGACATTATTTTATTTGGAGACACTAGTACTTTTACTTCAATTACTGGATCTAATTTTAGCGCTGCAGATTTTTGTGATAAAAAATTTATGGTGACATCAGCACCCACTGGAAGCACAATAACTATTACAATGCCTAGTAATGAAGGAGGAGCAGGAGCAACTACTTCTGGAGGAATAACTTATTTTCAATACTACCATGTAGGACCACCAGACCAAGTAGGAGTTTTTGGTTATGGTATTTCTCAATGGGGTGGAACTGTATCAAGTCCTCAGACTACAACATTAAATGGAGCATTAAATGCTGACTCTGCTGGAACAGGTGGAACTGGAACTACAATTAATGTAGCAAGCACGGCTAACTTTCCATCTACAGGAACAAATTTTATACAAGTAGACAATGAAGAAATATCTTACACAGGACTTACAGCTACAAGTTTTACTGGGATAACTAGAAATGTTAGGGGAACTGCAAATGCTTCACACAGTAATGGAGCTACTGTTACAGATTTTAGTAGTTACGCAGCCTGGGGCCAAGCATCAAAGTCTACAGATAAAGTTGCAGAACCTGGAATGTGGTCTATAGATAATTTAGGAAGTACAGCAATTGCATTAATATTTAATGGTGAATGTTTTGAATGGAATGCAGATTTAACAAACGCTGTAACTACAAGAGCAACTATTATATCTGGTGCGCCAACCGCATCTAGAGATATGTTAGTATCTACTCCTGATCGTCACTTAGTATTTTTTGGAACAGAAACAACTATTGGTGATAAAACAACACAAGATGATATGTTTATAAGATTTTCGTCCCAAGAAAATATAAATGAGTATACACCAACAGCTGAAAATAGTGCTGGTACACAAAGACTGGCTGCCGGATCACGGATCATTGGAGCTAAACTTGGTAGAAATGCAATTTATGTTTGGAGTGATACATCTTTATTTACTATGAGATTTGTTGGAACTCCTTTTACATTTGCTTACGAACAAGTTGGAACTAACTGTGGATTAATTGGTAAGAACGCAGCTGTTGAAGTTGATGGTGCTGCTTATTGGATGTCTGATAATGGTTTCTTTAGATACACAGGTAAACTAGAGTCTATGGATTGTTTGGTTGAGGATTATGTTTATAATGATCTTAACACAACATCTAATCAAATGGTTTATTGTGGGATTAATAACTTGTTTGGAGAGGTTACATGGTTTTACCCAACTTTCGATTCAAATGTTAATACAAGATCGGTTACATATAGTTATCTAGATTCAACAGCAAAACGTCCAATATGGTTTACTAATGCAAGTTCTTTATACACTAGAACTGCGTGGCAAGATTCTGCTGTATTTGGATTACCTCATGCAACACAATACGATGCAGGCACAAATACATCTTTTGATGTAACAGGAAACACAGAAGGAATTACATATTATTATGAACATGAAACAGGAGTTAATCAAATAAGAGGAGGAGTAACAACAGCTATTCCTTCTAACATTACATCTGGTGATTATGATATTACACAAAAAGTTGTAAGAGGGTCCGCAACTAATATGGCTGATCTTAGAGGTGATGGTGAAAGTATTATGAGAGTTAGTAGAATTATACCTGATTTTATTACTCAATCAGGAAATGCTGTCATACAATTAGATCTTAGAAATTACCCTAATGAAACAGCGAACAGTTCATCACTTGGACCATTTACTGTAGCACCTACGACAACAAAAGTAGATACAAGAGCTAGAGCTAGATCAATTGCTCTTACTATATCCAACACAGCAGTAGATAGTAGTTGGAAATTAGGTACATTTAGATTGGATATTCAAGCAGGAGGAAGAAGATAGTGGCAAAAATAGTACAATCATTAACCAGAGCAAGCTCAGAGTATGAAGAAGACGTAGCACAGTCTTTGGTTAGAGATTTAGATGCAGTGTTAGAGAAACTTAACACTACATTTCAAGAAGAATTAAAACAGGAGATAGAAGCTAGAAGTTTCTTTTTAGATTAATGGCAGTAGTAAACCAATATAAATTTGCAGGTATAGATAACAGTACAAGTGGTGCTGCTCTTACACCATTAGGATCTGGTATTCCTGCAGTCAATGAAACTATAGTTATTAAATCTATACTTGTTACATCTGCTGGTACACCTACAGTGACAATTGCAAACAACAGTATTACAGCTATTAAATCTGCACAGTTAACAGCAAACACAACAACAGAATTATTAACACAGCCGTTAATAGTAGAAGGTGGTAAATCCTTTACAGTACAAGCAAGCACGTCAGACTCGTTTGATGTAGCTATTAGCTATCTAAACATTAAAAAAGAGGTAACAACATAATGAAAATATATGACGCTAAAGTAGAAGAAACTTATAGACACAAAGAAACTGGAGAGGTTTTTAAGACAAGAAAAGACTGGGAAATTAAAGGGTACAAAGCAGAAGAGATGGCACAAGACGTAAAAGTTATCATGCCACCTCTTGATTTGTTTGCAAAAACAAAGTAAAAGGAGATATTATGGACGAAAAAATTTCAATGACAGAGTCAATAGAAGCTGGAGCACCAGACATTAAATATAACCAAGGTGATATTAGAATGGGTGGTCGTGAACCAAGAGATCAAGGCAAAGAAATTGCGGCAGAAATATGGTCACAAATGGAACCAGAACAAAAAGTTCAGTTTCAAAGTTTTGAAGCTTTTTTTATGAGTGGTATTTGGAAACAAATTTTACAACAGTTGCAACAAGATCAATCAGGAATCCAATCTCAAGCTCCAGAAATGAGTATGAGCGAGAATGTTAACATGCAGGAACAAATGCCTGGTGGCGGAATAGCTGATGTTGACATGAGAGAAAAAGTTGCAATGGCAGCCAACGGTGGTTTGATGGGTCTCTATAACAGAGGGATGTAGTCATGGC